CTAAGCCTTTATCTTCTCCAGAATCATATTCAAGGTTAATTAAAGTGGGTGTGTTTGCTGCTATTGCAGCATCATAAATTGGTCTCTTTGTATGAGTTATTAAAGGGACTATTAAACTATTCTTAGCAGTCGCAGGTTGTAAAGCTATTTTTTCTAATACAGCAGTCTCATTCCAAAAAGGACTTAATAAGATTTGGTATTCGTCTTCATCAACCATTATATCAGCATCTAGAGTTAATGCGGTAGCACTATCTACGCTGGTAATAGTGGCATAAGTATCGTCTGATGTATTATAAACCCTATCGCCTTCTGATACGCCTGTTGTGGCATTAGTGAAGGTTGCCGCAGTATCTCTAAGTTCATCTGCAACTGTGCTTGTTGTGCAACCAGAGGCTTTAACTTCTACAAATTCTAAATCTTTTAATTTATCTTCTTTGAATATATCTTTTAGCTCTACAGTATTCCCAAAGAACGTAACTCTATAGGCATAAGGCTGTTCGTTTTTTAAATCAACTCCTTCTAGTTTTATCTTACCATCTTTAAAAGGCACTTGGTTTATTTCTATTCTTGCATCGTGTTTTGTTCTGCCATCAAACCCAGCAACAATATCAAAATTATAATAATGTTTAAATAGTTTGTTGTTAGTGGAGGAAGCAGGAAGCGAAAATGATTTAGTAAACGTAGTAAAGACTTTAGCAATATCCCTTACATTTTTAATAGTATCGGTAAGACTAATTGTTTCATCTTTAAATAAATCAACTCTAGTATCTTGTATGTATAAAATAACCTCACGCTTCATACTATATTATTAATGTAATCGTTTGCATCTTCTACCTCTAAAGTGTATTGGATTAGTCTGTCGTTTAATGATGTTTTCCAAACTAAAGAATTAGTTACTACATTAACAGCCCTATATGTAGAATCAGTAAAAACATTATGATGAGAATAAATCCATACATATTCGCTTAATAGAATATCTTGCATTACCTCGACATAAGCCTCCGTAATATAATCAGTATTAAGAGTGTATTTATATTTACCATTTTTGTTAAAGGTTTTTATTTGATGGTCTTGAGCATCATAACTAGAAGATGAATAAGTAAATATATTTCGTTTAAAGTTTTCTGACTTAGCTGTTATTGCCTTGCTTGATTTTAAAAAGAAGTATTGATCTTGAGGCACGCCATTCCTATTTATGAATCGCATTAATACAGTTGGATATTTAGGACTACAAATTCTTTCAATAGCCCAAGTATAGTTGCCACTTGCTGCTGCTACACTTGTTGCTGAAGTGCTAATGGCTGCTTTGGTTGCTGTTCCACTATTCATATCATAAGCAAATGAAGCAATACTATCAGGGAGGTATATTATCTGACTATCTCCTGTATTGGTTAATTCATAATCGTCAGGGTCAATATCGTTTCCTGCTACGCCATCCCAAAATTCTGAATATCCTTCAAATCCTGTATGTGTTACAGTTGCAGTTGCTAATTGACTGCCTCCTCCATCTACTGCATCGTAAGCATACCAAGTGGCTGAAATAGCCACAGTATCTAATGTATTATAATCAGGAACATAATAATCTCTTGCTAAAGAACTTATTTCAAATACTGTTCTATTGGAGGTTGCGTTTTTAATTATTGTATATCTCAATGTGCTATCAACAGTTAATGCTAACTTAGCCGACAGGTGTGAGCCTGTTGTTATAGTTAGAAAAAACGGACTTCTTAAAAATATGTTTGCCATTATATTGCGTTTTCTATGTCTGTTACAAAACTATCTTGTAGTTCTGAAGGTAAATATTTAAATGCTCTTTCAAAAGGTTTAGTAAAAAACATGCTAGGTTTAATACCATAATTTTTAATTATATTAGCTAAAGCATAACCTGTACTTTTATAACTAACAAACCTGCCTTTTTTATCTCTTGCTTGATATCTTTTAAATTTTGCCCACTTACCAAACACTCCTAATTGTTTTCCTTTATTGGAGGTATGATATTCTACACCTATTAAATTAGAACTTGTCTTATAACTAAAGTTACTTAAACTAGAACCTCCTTTAACACCCTTAACCCCTCTATCTTGAAACCTGCCATAATCCTCCATATAGAATTTGACCCCTATCTTATCTCCTTTTATAAAGGGTAAATATTCTAAACTATTATAAAGTTCTTTAGTATAATTAGATGTAGGATCTTTTTTCTTTTTGGTTAAATTAGTTCTCGCTTGTTGGATTACATATTTAGCAAATCTATTTAAAGCCTCTTTTGTTTCTTTTAACTGCATAGGTCTATATCGTTTTGTACAAATACATCAAAGGTACAAGCTACCCCTGCCATTACATTTTCAAACCTATCATAAAAGAACTCTACAGAGCCATCACCTACTAATTGATATTTAGTTGTGTATAATGTTCCTTGTCTTAATACTCCTATTAGTTTGTTTACTACTGCTAGTTGTGTGTTAAGTATATCTTGCTCATTATTATTGCCCCTGAATATATCGGTTGTCGCTTCTTTGCTTTGATCAACAATGTCCATAGCTAGAACACTAATGTTAAATTGCAATACCTGTTCTTGTATTGTAACACTATTAATTATAATATGAGCTAAAGGGAATATAGTTTGTTTAGACAAATCTATTTCTGTGATGTCTCCTGTTGTTACAGTATTGACATTCTCGTTAGATAATAGCTCTGTCTTTAATGTTTGAGTTATTTGATAAAACCCTCTTGCTCCTTGATTACTCATTTGTTAAACTTACTTTTAATTTGTTTTGATTCTAGTTCTGCTTTCTCTTTCATAAAACTCAAGGCATATAGACAGGTATGCAGATCTAGTTTAGCGATATCTTTAATCCGTCTAATATCTCCTTGAGCGAGTCCTCCGAAAAGCGATTGATACCATCCCCATTTTTTCCCAAATTGAGCTGTTGCACTAAATCCTTGTTCTCCTCCTGATGTAAATAACTCAGCATAACTTTCGATAAGTCCATCCCTAAATTGTAAAAAAAAATAACAGAACTAAGTACCGCATCCATTGGCATGTCTTTCATTACCTCCGTATCTTCGCCTTCGTATTCTTGTATTAGATATTTGTCATTATGTTTTTGTGTGATAGGCCTGTAAAGAACTGCCATTGCCCTGTGCATGTTTTCATTATCTCCGATATAAGTATCTAAATCTACATACTCTCCAAAAGACATATCCTCCAGCTTTGGAACGAATCCATATTGTTTACCCTTCATAGTAAACTCTCTAACAAGCGGAGGCTTCTCATTAAACATCTTTGTTAGTATTTCTGTTATCTCTCTAATACTGGAGGCTTTCATTTTCATTATAACATCCCCTCTTATACCACAAAAAATCTCTATCATTTTGATAGCTAAAAAGTTTTCATCTTCGTTTTGGTCTTGTATCTTTAAGTACTTTTGGTATTGCTCGAGATTTATCTCACTTAAAGAGTCTGGTATTAATACTTCTATATTCATATATATATAACGCAGAAATAAAAAGTTTTAGAAACTTAGAATTAAACTTGTTTTATTGGTTTTTAGAAACCTACTGAATAATGTATTTTCCTTTGTTTGGATTCTTTAATTGGTAAGTAACCGCATAACGTATTGCGTCTATTAAATGGTTGAATTTATCAATAGGTGTGTTTGATTTTCTTTCAAGCCATGCGTAGTTGTTTAGTTCTTTAACAAGGTTTATACTATCCTCACTTATTATTAAATCGTAATCTTGCAGTAGGGATATTCCGTATGTTATGCTGCCTTGTCCTTTTACGCTTGGTTTTATATTACATCCGTTTGATCGTATCTCGCTTATTAGTCTAGGTTCTGCTGAATCTGCTATTATTAAACCTCCTTTAGTATGCTGTTGATTTAAGCGTGTTATTTCGCTTGTTGTTAAGCTAGGTAAGTAAAAGCACTCTTTTAAGTATATTCGTTTATTAGAAGTGTCTATATTAGTCTCTATAAGGGTACTAGGGTCATTACTAAAGCCATAGTCTTGACCCCATACGCTTACTCCTACTTTTTTAAACTTTCCAATAGACCAGTCTTTAAATATAACGCCTTCAGCTTTATCTAACCAGCCTCCCATTATAGCGTGTTTGTATTTTAATGGTCTGCGTATTTTAATGTTCTCTATTTGTTTTACAAATGATTTAGATAGATTTTCTATATTGTCTTTATAGGTAGTGTGTATATAGGTAGTATTATCTTTTTGTGTATTGCTTCCTGCTTGTACTCCTTTATCTTCAAAGAATCTTTGGTATAACCAATGCTCTTTAGTGGTAGGGTTTAAGATAAGTATTATTCTATTTTGGTTTTTAATCTCTCTTATTGAGAGGTCTATCTTGTCAAACGTTTCCTCATCTGTTAATTCCTCCGCCTCATCTAATACCCATGTTGTTACACCTGTAATAGATTTAAGGCTCGCTGTTTGATCTCCACTAGAAGTCTTAATACCTTTAAATACTATCTTAGATCCTGAATGTATATTAATGATTTCGTCTTTAGTTATATGGAAGTCATCAAACTTGTCTAAGAGTTCTATCTTTTTAATAAACTCTGGTATAATAGAAACATAAGCGGAGGTTAATGTATAACGAGTAAATAAGATTATATGGTTAGCCTCGTATGTTAACAAGACTAACATTAAGTTAACTGAGAAAGATTTACCAGAAGCTCTACCTCCTGTAATTACATAATATCTTGAATCATCTCCCAGTGTAGAGTATTTAGGATTTAATTCAATTTTTTTATTTAATTCAATTTTTTGTTTTAATTCAATCACTTAAATTTAATAAGGTCCTTAAAGTTTATGTTTAAACCTTGTGAAGAATTAATATCAATCTTTTCTTTAGGCCTGCCATACCTATAGTTGAAGTATAATTGTAAAGCTCGTATGTCGCCTTTAGCTACAAGCTCGCCTAGTTTCTTAACTACTATATCACTATCAATTAGATTGTCTAGTTTCTCTGCTAGTTTAAGCTCATCTACTTTAGGTTTTCTACCTGATCCGTTTCTTGAGCCTCCATTGTTAATACGTTTATCCATTATTAATACGTTTATCCATAATTGAAAAAGATTGATTAATCAATTATATAACGTTAGTTTTTTGAATTTTGTTTTAAAATAATTTAGTTTGGTTTAAATATGGTTCTAATCTTTTCTGTATAATCTCATAATATTCTTTTGAGATTTCACTACCAATATAATTTCTGTCATTTTCTAAACACATTTTCGCTGTTGTTCCACTTCCCATAAAACAATCATAGACTAAATCTCCTTTATTAGTCCAACTCACTATGTGTTCTTTTGCTAATTTTTCTGAAAAAGTCGCTGGGTGTTTAAAAGATATTTTATCTTTTGAGTTCATAGAACCACAGGCGACATCCCAAACATTAGTTCTTCTACCAACCTTTTTAATAATTCCGTCATTAGTGTGAAGTGGTTGTAGATTTTCTCCATCGTGTCTGTGATTACCACCCTTTGAACCCGCTGATGTATTTATCTTTGTCAATGGATTAAATGTTTTTGGTTTTCCTTTTGACAATACAAACATATATTCAAATTGTGGTTCATAACGATTAGCAGTAACTGGTAAGTAATTTAGTTTTCTGTAAATCATAGTGTCGTGTAGATTAAAGCCTACATCTTTAAAATATAGTGCTTGTCTAAATGAAGTTCCTGTTTCACTTCCTTTGATTGTCGCATCTCCTACAATCCAAACTACTATCCCACCTTGTTTTGTAACACGATATAGTTCATCTGCGATTGGTTCAAAGTCAAAACTATATCCTTTATAATCTCTAAGATTATCATAAGGCGGTGAAGTCAATGTCATATCCACGAAATCATCTGGCATTTCTTTCATTGTTTCTAAACAATTTTCATTATATATTTTATTTATTTTCATTTTATTGTTTAAAATAATCTTTTTTGTGCCTTATGTTGTTCTATTCGTTTGTTTGCTGCTTCAAAGTATTCTTTATCTATTTCGTATCCTGTTAGATCAAAGCCTAAATTATGGCAAGCTATAGCAATACTACCAGAACCAAGATGCGTATCAAGTATTGTATCACCTTTTTTTGCATAATTCATTAACAACCACTCGTAAAGTGATACAGGTTTTTCACAAGGGTGTATTCTGTTTTTATCAGTTTCATTATTATTTTGCCTAATAAATCCCTGCCATCTATATTTAAAATTAGTTACTCTCTTTTGCAGGTTTGTAATCGCCAAATCTGCATCACTTCCATACCCCCCTGTACTTCCGAAATCGTGTATTATTATACCACTTAAATCATCCCATAAGTGTCTTATATAAAATTGAAAACCAAAAATTATATGATTTTTTGCTACTCTTTTTAATTCTTTAAAATATATTTCTTGAGGGATACTATTGTTCCAATCATCTACTTTCTTATGATATTTATTATATTTTTTTTTATCAGTCCTTTTATTAGTAAAATTTCCAATACCATAAGGAGGATCAACAATAGCTAAGTCAAACTGATTGTCTGACATATCTTTCATAGCTTCCATACAGTCTTTATTGTATATCATTCTCTATTTCTTTTTGGAGGTGGGCTAAAGCCCTCCAAGCTATTTTTGCTGAATGTCTTATTCCATCTGTATCTAGTTTGCCTGCTTCTAGTAGGTGTCTAGTGAGTGCGTCTAGTTCGTCTGTTGATTTGTTTCTATCCCAGTGTAGAGGTTGTTTAGGGTTGTGTTGTTCGTTTCCTGCTAGAGAAACCTTAGAAACCTCCGCTAAAGCATCAGGGAAGTATTTAAGAACTCCGCTATATATTGGCAGGTGCTTTCTCTTTTGTTTGTCTTTCTCCATCTATTTCTTTTTGAGGCATATCATTTACTATTTTTAATAATTTATTAATATCGTTACTATGCAAGTATTGTAATTTATGTTCTAACATACCTTTTTTAATATTTGATTTGTCTCTTATTAGAAATTGTATCTTTTTTAACCATTCATCTAAAGACTTAGAGTATCTTCTATTTACTTCAAATGTTTTCAAACTGTGCATTGCTGTTGCATGGTCATAGTGTTTTCCATTATTTTCATAGAAATTTTTAATTTGATGGAATGTCATACCTAAATGATTTCTTAATATAAAAGT